TTTTGTATCGACTGAAGCGGCTCAGTTACTGCCATTTTGTACTCTTTTGTTGCCTCTAACCGAGAGAAACGGAGTTCGCTTTCGTAGTTATCCCGTTCGGATTTAATAGCGTCCAACTGGGCTTTCAAATCCATTTGCTCGACAGAATTAGGAACAGCTTCGGCGGTCTTCGACTCCAATTCTTTGATTTTTGCCCGGGCGTCACGCAAGTCTTTTGTAAGACGGGCCCAGGCAGTCTGAGCCTCAGGCTTTAAGTTTTCAGGAGTTTTAACATCTAAATCCTCCTGGCTCTTAATCTCCGATTTAGTTTCCTCCTGACCGGTTAAACGTTTGGTCAAAACATCGAGGGGATTTGTGTCTGAAACTGCATTTGTTTTTTCAACGACCGGGGCCGAAGTCTTTTCGACTGATGTAGTTGCCTCGGGAGTCGCCTGAACCGGAGTTTCTACCGGAGACTTATCCATTGCGTCAATGCCTGCGTCTAAGGCGTCGGCCAGGCTTAGTTCTGCGGTAGTGGCTGCTGTAGTAGTTTCGCTCATGTTTTTTGTTCCTTATTGGTTGGTTGTTTCTTCTTTGGATTCCCACGGAGCCGGAAACTCTTCCGGTGCGGTTTGATCTTCTGCAAGGGCTGTCAACAATCGAATCGCGTCGTAAAAACCTTCGCGTCTAGCATTCAAGCTTGCGTTCCAATCAACAAAATCAACGCCCTGAGGAGGCATAACTGCGGCAGGAATGCCGAGTGTAACTAAAAGATTCTTAATAGCCTGTCCGGCTTCCGAAGTATAAAAAGCCTTCCAGGCTTTCTTAAGGTCTTGTCTGTTGTTCCAGTCTTTTAATGTCATGCAGGTGTTGCGCCAGATTTCTCAAACGCGGAACGAAGATTAACCGCTGTTTCCGCATCCTGTAAAGCTAATTTTTGCTTCATTTCCATTTCCTTGAAACGAGCTTCAAGGGCGGCTTTCTCTTCTTTTAGGCGCATATCAAGCTGATGCTCTTGCATCTTCATCTGCATTTCGGGTGTCAGTGACGGAACTTGTCCAGAAGCCAGTGCCTGTTGCTGTTGAGCTTCGGCTGCGGCCCGGATGTCCTGTTGAACGTCGCGTTGCAAATTGACAACGGCTTCGCGCAACAAATTCATGGTTTGATTAAATTGACCGATCTCCTGTTGTTTTGTCTTGTCGGAAGAAATACGAATCAAATGCTCGTTACAGTGCTCATACATCATCGTCAGGAACATCATGGTGGATTGTTTGTCCTGAACTTCTCCGTTCTGGACGGCCTGAACCATCGGGGCGCTCTCACCCAGATGAACCTGAAGATGGATCGAATGGTTCTCGTTCGGCATGACGGAAACGGCCCGTCCAGCTTGCATCGCACCATTCTCCAACTCGGCAATCTTGGCGTCTGTGGGAACACGGTTCTTGACGTTGGGGTTTGGTAGATAACGATCAACCTGGTCGTAGCCGACACGAGCGGCCACGCGGTCACGAATCGCGTTGACCTGTCCGAGCTCGTCGAACCTGGGCAACAACTGCATAAACTCGTTAAAGGCTGTCAACCGCGCCGCCGGAGATCCCAATCCAATAGCCCGAACCGGATCAACATCGTAAACTTCCTTAACGGCTTGCCACGGCACTCCCCGTTCTTCGAGCCTTTGACGAAACTTTTTGGCCTCAGCCGAGCCTTGTTCTCCGGAGATCCAGGTATCCCTTTGCAACCGGCGGAACTGCTCACGAAGCAGACGTCCCCAAGGGACATAGAATAGATTTAGCGAATTGGCGCTAAGAACTCCTTCGTTGGCAATCTGAGCTTCGACTTCAGTTGCTGTCCGGGGATTGCCCGTAGGGGCATTCATTTGGGTGCGATAAGATCCGGTGTTGCTCTGGCGAACCATTGCCATTTCATTGACGATCGGCATGACATTCAGCGACAGGTTAGGGTATTGAGTTTGCACCACTTGGAGCCCCGGGGGTAGGAACGAAAGTGGCCCGGAGTAAGCCATCGTCATCTTGGAGATATCTTCTGCCGAATTGGGCTGAAGAAGCACCGATGTCTGCAACATGGCTCCGTCAGCCATGGCACAACGCAGACGGTTGGTCATCTGGATGTGCGGGAAAATCTTGTATCCAAGGCCTCGGATGGAGTGGTAAAGACCGTTGCCAATGCCGTAGGTAAAGATGTGGAAAGCCTCGGACGCGCTCTTGAAACGATGAAGTTTCTTGAAGAGAAAATCACCCACCCCGTCGCGGCGACCGATCGCGTGGGAATAAGATCCGTCAAACTCCCGGATGTAGTAGTGGATTACATGAACCTCGCGGCTACGCACATGGGCGAAATAAAGATCGTTGCTTTTGATCTCGCGCTGTAACTCTTCCCAATTAAAGGTGTCCACCGGCATCGTTGTAGTGGCGTCACGAATGGCCTGTTTTACCGCATCAACATTCCAACCGGCTTCTTTGGCCGCTTTCTCGTTTTCGATGTACTTGAAAAGTTCGTGAGTAAGATAAATACGGCGGACGCAAGCGATCTCGACTTTATCTTCGGTAGCCGGGGTTCCGCGTGGGATTAGAAAATCACCGATTGGGCAGATGTTCCACTGCCAGTTTCGTTCGTCTTCAAAGAAAGCCACTGCCAATCCCTGGGCGATAAAGTAGTAAGAAAGCAACTGTTGCCGAAAATAAAAACTCGGCCAATCTTTTGTGAGCAACCGGTGAAATTCTTCGGAGATAATAGCGCCATACTCTTCTCGTTGGCTCTCGTCACCAAACTTGGTTTTAACATTAACCAAACGATCGACCGAAGTTACAAGATCGTTGTAAGCGGAAAGCGCTTTTTCAAGGTCGGCTCCGGCTTCGCCAAAATTTAAGTTGGCCCGATATGCCTGACCCATCCGGCGCAAAACAACCGGGTCATACGGAGCGGCTCCGTCGAACATGTCCATGATCCGTGTGCGGTCTTTGGAGGACTGCTCGTCGGCCAGGTAAAGATTTTGATAAAGCCCGTAAAGTCCAGCATGATTTGTAATGCGGGTCTTGGGAGCCTTGCCGCTTTTGTCCAAAGTCAAAAGCCCGTCAGCATCTCCGGTGGCGGGGTTTAGGTAGAGTTTTTCGTCCACAAGTCCATCCAGTATGGATAAGTGTCTTTGTCCTGTCAATCAGGATTTAATGGGATAGGAAGGCATTCGCTGAATGCACCGAGTCCAGTTTCCTGGCTTGGTCGAGCCAGGATGACCTCATTTTCCCTCCAACAAGAGACCCGGCCTGGATGCCCAGGCGTTGTCGGGCCAAATCGAGACCCAGGAAAAAGGCGTCAGCCAAGTCGGGAGATCTGCCTAACCTTAACTTATAATCGCGTTTGGGTTCGACCGTCACCTTGCCTCCGGCGGTGGTGGTATATTTCCGCCCGGTCATCTCCTTGGCCAGGTCGGGGAGCACCCCTTTAAGCTGGTTGGCCCGCATATATTCAACCCCGGAAAACCACAGTTCGGTCACACGATTGGTATATTTATCGGTCCCCTTGATGGGGTTTGTAATGCTAACGGGCAAACTGGATGCTTTTTCTCCAAACTTGATTCGCAATATCCGTTGCGACCACAACTCGGACAAAATATCGCAAAAAGGGTCTCCGGCGCCGGTGGCGTCGATTGCCACCCGCTCCGGGGGGATGTTGTTCTCTTGACAAATTCGCATGACTTCCCTGGCGATTTGAAAGTTCCTGGGCTCTGGTTTGGTTACGTCTTCACGAAGATAATGGAACTTGTGAAGGCAAACAGACGGCCCGGCTTCTTCACTTTGACCATACTTAAGAATAGCTAATACAGACCTGTCACCTCCGTTGGTAAAGGCAGGGTCAAAGCCTGCCAGGAACAAAGGTTGACTCGTCCATCTTGGTTCTTTCGCCACATCGTATTTCCTAAAGTCGGCTTCCGAATATATACCCTCCTCCGCGCCCACCGGGGCTGGGAATGACCGGATGAACCGCCAGAAGGACAGGGAGTTTTCGCCTTCGTTCTCGATGGCGTATTTGACTTGTTTGGATGTCAGCAAGAAGGGCCATTTGTCATTGTGCTCAATGTTCGGCGTCTTGAGTCCGTCCAGGTGGATGCATTTGCCAAGCTTTGTCTCCCACTCTTCGGAATCGACGGTGACCGAATTCCACCCATCCTTGGGTGTGGAGAAAACACCAAATGGGTCGTACTGGGAGTTGAAGTTTCCGAGGGCAACGCACTGAAAATACGGGTTGGCGTTAAGATTGTTAATTGCTTCAAAAACCGAGTTTGTCACGTCGGTTGCCTCGTCGATGATCAGAAGAACTCGTTTGTTTTTCAAACCGATCAACTTTGCCGTAGCTTCCTTTTCCTTATCGGGACTTGAGGGAACCAGGGTAATTGATGACCGGTCGCTAGCTTCCCCTGACTCTTCTGGATTTAAAACAATCTTACCCATCGA